AATACTTCCTTTAATGCGTCGGTAACACCATCTTGATATATTTTTTTAATACGAGAATTATTTATTAATTCTTTATAAAATAAAACTTCTTTAGGTTCACAAAATTTTGCTTCAACAGATTCGGTCAATAATTTTTCCAATTTAATTGATTCCATTAATTTTGTTTCCGTTTTCATGTCATACATCTTGGAAACAAAATCCCAATTCACAACTTTCCAAAAGTTTGTGATATATTCATCTCTCTTATTATGATATTTCAAATAATAAGCATGTTCCCAAACGTCTAATCCCAACAATGGAAATCCTCCACCTTCAATAACATTCATTAACGGATTGTCCTGATTGGGTGTAGACATAATCTTGAATGTGTTCTTGGCAGTTAATACCAACCAAACCCATCCAGAACCAAATCTATCTTTGCCAACTTTATCAAATTCTTTTTTGAATGCTGTAAATGTGCCGTATTGTTTTGTAAGTTTTTTGTAGAGTTCCCCACCTAATTTTTGTGGTGTTGGGGTTAACATATTCCAAAATAGTGCGTGGTTAAAAGCACCACCAGCATTGTTTCTGATTGTTTTATCGTAACGACTTATGTTCTTAATAATTTGTTCTAACTCTAAATCTCCGTATTTTTTCTTTGAGAGGGCGTCGTTTAATTTATCCACATATCCCTTATAATGCTTATTGTAATGTAAGTTCATTGTCTCTGGATCAATAAACGTTTTGAGGGCGGAATAAGAATAAGGTAATTTTTCTATACCTATCTTTTTCATTTCTTTTAATAACAACTCTTTTTCTTGTATGATGTGGGTCTCAAGTATTTGTGTTTCAATGAGTGTTATTTTTTCTTTTAATTTTTTCATATTTTTGGACTATCCATTTAATATAAATAATCCAGTTTTTGTTTAACGACGCATTTCATTAATTCTCTTTAAGATTTCTTCAGCAACATCACCGCTGTCTTGATTGTCCCCCATCACCGTGGCAATCACTTGTTTTTTATTGTTTAATATGTCATAGATAATTCCTTCGATTGTATTTTCGAAGATGGGGTAATATACTAAGACGTTGTTTTTTTGACCGTATCTATAAGCTCGGTCTTCTGCTTGGGCGTGGTCTGAAGGTACAAATGATAGGTCATTCATGATAACTGCTTCTGCTGCGGTTAAGGTAATACCGACTCCTGCGGCTTTAATGTTTCCAACAAATACTTTTATTTTTTCATTATCTTGGAACTCATCTACACTATGTTGTCTACTTGGTTTAGTCATAGAACCATCAACTTTAACTGCGGATTTTCCAAAGTGTTCGGTAATTTTATTTAATGAATCAGTAAAATTACAGAAGATAATAACCTTCTTACCTTGTTCTATTATATTTTCAGCAAGTTCAATTGTCTGACTAATCTTTTCATCAGCAATTATTTGTCTTATTTTGGTTAGTTTGGTAAACTGAACTGTTAATGATTTGGAGTCATCAGGATTTTTATCATACCAATCATAATATTCTCCCATTACTTCCTCGTAATTTTTTGATTTTAATCTCAAATATACTGGAGTTATAATTTTATCTGGTAGGTCAAGAACATCCTCTTTTAATCTTCTTAATATTGTTGATGATGTTCGGTCTCTTAATTCTTCAAGATTACTGGATCCTGTTACATTCCATATTTTTCTACCACCAGTATTAAATTGATAACCACTGCAATATCTGATGGCGTAGGCCATCCAATTTTTGGCGACAGGGGAATCAACCAAACTTAATAGATTAAAATAATCCATTGGTCTTGAGGTCATTGGAGTTCCTGATAATAACCAAAGTCTATCAACTTTTTTTACAAGGTCATTGATTAGTTTTGTTCTTTGGGCGGAACCATTTTTGATATAGTGTGCTTCGTCAACGATAACCAAATCAAAATTGGAGTTAAGAATTTGCGAGTCAGTTTTGTTCTTAGGGTCATGGAAATTTTTTATTATATCGTAATTTATTATAACATAGTCGGCATCTGAACTAAAATTTTTACCTTCGGCAATATAGACAGATTTATCAGAGTAATTTTCAATTTCTCTTTTCCAATTAATTTTTAGTGTCGCTGGACAAATGATTAAAACTTTTTTTGAGTTAGCTTCTATAGCGGCAATAATAGTGGAAGTAGTTTTGCCAAGTCCCATATCATCGGCAAGTATAAACTTTTTATTTTCAACCAATTTTTGGATAGCTTCTTTTTGGTGAGATAATGGGGGACGGTGAGAATATTTTTCATAATTAATTACAACATTTTTAACGGTATTGTCTTTTATAATTGCGGCTTTTGGTAACCAAAAATCATGGAGTTCTTGTGATTCAGTTATTTTACCCCAAATGTGATAAGCCTTTTCTTTATCTGCTAATAACTTTTCAACCCATATCTTTTCAGGAATTACGGTTAATAATTTATCATCAGCAAGTTTTTGTGCGAAGTAAGCGTCAAGTATAACCCACTTTTTGGCAACCTTTGGTGTCTTATCGTGATTGGCAATAATATATTCGGATTGACTTCTTGTTGGGTAAAATTTTTTATTAATTTGAGATTTTCTTTTTATCTCAAGCAAATAGTTATTCGCGCCATTATATGTTTCCAATATGGACATTGCTTTTGATTCTAAACTTATTTCCATCTATTAAAAAATCTTTAGAGTAAATATAGTTATCTTTTGAGTATTTATCAATATGGAAAATTTAGTACCTATAACTCGTTTAGGAAAATTCTTTGGTGGAGAAGATTTTACTTTAGATACTGGCATGGGACAAGAATGGTTGGAAGGTGATATGAATTTCACAGTTATATTATATAGAATTGATAGATATAAAACAAAAACTGATGATGTTTACGGTGAAGTTCTTGAAGATGGAATCCAATTTTTGGCTCCTGTTGAATTAAAAGGTCTTGTTCAAGTTATGGCACCAACTAATAAATTTTTGGGTAATTCAAAAGTTGAACAAGATGAACCAGGTAATATGAAGTTTTCGTTGTATCAAAAACAACTTGATGATTTGGGGGTTGAAATATTTTTGGGTGATTACATAGGTTATTATGAAACAGAAAGCCGAGTTAGATATTATTCTGTTAGTCAAGATGGATATGTAAGGTCAGATAATAAACATACTTATGGTGGTTATAAACCTTTTTATAGGACAATTATTGCAACTTGGGTGAGTGAAAACGAATTTAAAGGAATATAATGAAAGTTATTATAACAGAATCACAATTTGATTCATTATTTATTGGTAAGAAAGTTATGGTGTATTATAATTTACACAAACATACCTTTTCAGTTACGTATGATAGTAAAGTTATAATGCATGCGGATTATGTTAAACTTGGTGATGTGGAGTTTAGAGTTAGAAAAGGTGGTAAAGAAAAAGTTCGTGATGAAAAAAGAAAAAATGTTCATGCGTTTGTAATTGGAGAATTGTTGGATTATTGTGAATATCCTTGTGATAATTTACCTGTCACAAATTTTGGAAAAATTGTGACATATGACCCATACAAGTTTGATAGTTTTGTGTATAAAGATGGCGAAGAACCAGTTTATAACGCAAAAGAAGTAGATATGATAAATTCAAAAAATAAAATAATTGTAACAAAAAAGTAATATGGGATTTCCAAAACAAATAAAAAAAACATTACCTTTAGTTCCAAAAAAAACATTATATGCTCGTAGAGAGCAATTATTGGAATACATTAATGAGGACGGGACTTATCTTCCTAAGTCAGTTTTACATGCTGATTTGGATAGAGGTATGTTAGATTTTGTTAAAGGAGATTTACAAGTTGTTACTGCAGGAAAAATTGTTCCAATGTTGGATATTTTAATTACAACACAAAACTGGTCACAGTATGTTGAAACTTGGAAGTTTGTTGATTTAGATTATAATCCAGCCCCACCCTTTATTACTGTTGTTAGAAGTCCAGAAGTTAAGTATGGTACAAACCCATCACTTCAATATACAATTCCAAATAGAAAACAATTTTATTATGCTTCTGTTCCAACTTGGAATGGTAATGAGCAAGGTATGGATATCTATACAATACCACAACCAGTCCCTGTTGATATTAATTATAGTGTTAAAATTATTTGTAATAGAATGAGAGAATTGAATGAACTTAATAAGATTGTAATGCAAAAGTTTTCATCAAGACAAGCATATACTTTTATTAAAGGACAATATGTTCCAATTATTATGAATAATGTTTCTGATGAATCTCAAATGACTATAGAAGCAAGAAAATATTATGTTCAATCTTATGATTTTACAATGTTAGGATATTTGATTGATGAAGATGAGTTTCAAGTTAAGCCAGCAATTCAAAGAGTTACACAATTATTTGAAGTTGATACAAGAACTCCAAATAGAAAAAGAAATAAGTTTCCGAAAAATCCTGATGAATTTAATTTTAATTTTCTTTTTGTTTCTGGTGTTACCACATTAGTTGATGTGATTGAATTCACTGCAAATATGAGCTTGATTGATACAGATAATGTTGAAAGTTATGATGTGTATATTAATAACAATTATTATGGTAGTGATGTTAACATTATACAAATTACAACTAATGATACTTTAAGGGTAGAAGTTACAAAAATAGACAACACTTTACAGTCAGTAATTCAGTTTGAAAACAAACTTGTTTAATCTTCACCATAGATATCTTTCTTCTCTTTGCATTTTTCTACAATTAAATTTTCAAGAAATTTATAAATTTTAATTCCCCTCTTATCACAGTATATTTTCAATATATTGTGTGATTCAGGTGATATCTTTATGTTCTTTATTTCTTTCTTTGTTTTCATGGTGAGAAAAAAGGTAGAATAATTTCATACCGTTTACAAATACATATCTAAAAGTAAAGTTTTTTCACCTTATACCTAATATTTATCATTAAAATAAATCTGTAATTGAATTAATTAATAATGGCAACAGCACAAGCAAACAAAAAAGTATTCGTATCACCTGGAGTATACACATCTGAAACGGATTTATCGTTCGTAGCTCAGAGTGTCGGTGTAACGACATTAGGTATAGTTGGGGAAACAATTAAGGGCCCAGCTTTTGAACCAATTTTCATAACTAACTACGATGAGTTCCAAGCCTATTTTGGTGGAACGGAACCCGTTAAATTTGTAAACACACAAATCCCAAAATATGAGGCGGCTTATATCGCTAAATCATATTTACAACAATCGAACCAACTTTTCGTAACGAGAGTGTTGGGATTATCGGGATACGATGCGGGTCCTTCTTGGACAATCAGCGTAACTGCAAATGTTGACCCTTTAACTATTGGGTTTACAGCGGCTTCTGCGGGAACTCCATTCACCGCTAGTTTTGTAGGTAGTAATTCTGCTAATACAATTACATTAAACACTTCAACTTTACCAGCAACAATACAAGACAGTTATACTAGTCAATATAGATTGAGTGATGGAAGTGTTTCAACATTAGAGAATGATTTTAATTATTACATTAGTAATATTACTGACACTTCAGGTTCTTCAGGTAATACATGTGTGATTTATGGTTCAATACCCGCTAATGATTGGTATTCATTAGTTGGAACTTATTCAAATGTAAATAATGTTTATGGTGTACCAGGAGATGGGGATATTGAATATAATGATTTAAGTTCAGGTTCAAATGACCCTTGGTATTATGCAAATTTTGATAACTACTCTGCAGATAATTATTCAGGTTATTCTTTTGACTATATTGTTAATTCAGTAGTATCAGGAGCTGGTGATTCATATTCAGGATCGATATCAGGTACTATATATACTTTCTCAGGAACTGCGTATAGTGAATATAACAACATGGTTGTAGCTACATTACGTTCAAGAGGTATTTCTCTTTATACAAATAGCGCCGATTCTGAAAATCACGGACCTATATATGAAACAACAGGATTGACAATGGTTTGTGATGGTTCATATTCAGGTGTAAGTACAGACCCTTATGGTACATTCTTATTATCTGGTGTAACTAATGATAATAATACCTTCCAATTTGAAACTTCATTATTGGCGTCTTCTTCAAAATATATAACAAAAGTATTTGGTGTTGATAACTTTGGTAAATCAAGATTTACAGTACCTGTATTTGTTGAAGAATCTTATCAAGCGTCTTTAAATATTGCATATCAAAAGGGTTATATTAAAGGATTAAATTGTTCGTTAATTGACCTTCCAGATGCTAGAAGTGAAAATAATACATCAATAGCATATAATTTGGAAAGATACCAATCACCTGAAACACCATTTTTGGTTTCAGAATTAAGAGGTAATAAAGTTTATAATTTATTTAAGTTTATATCAATTTCTGACGGAGATTCTGCAAATATGGAAGTTAAAGTTTCAATAGCAAATCTTTCATTTAATAATATGTCATTTGATGTATTAATCAGAAATTTCTACGACACAGATGCTAATCCTGTTGTAATTGAAAAATTCACTAATTGTAATATGGATCCAGGTTCTAACAACTTTATTGGTGTTAAAATTGGTACTTCAAACGGTGAATATGCTTTAATTTCAAAGTATATTATGGTTGAATTAGCTGACGGAGCACCTATAGATGCAATTCCTTGTGGATTCCGTGGTTATACTCAAAGAGAGTATGAAAATCTTTCTTCATACCCTTCACCGTATATTCAATATAAAACAAAATACTTTTACCCTGGTGAAACTATTACAAATCCTCCATTTGGTGGAGCTGCTAACACAACAGAATCTGCTGGAGATATTGTTAGAAGATCTTACTTAGGATTTTCAACTCAATACGGAGTTGATGAATCATTTTTAACTTATAAAGGAAAACAAACTCCAGCTAGTTGGATTTCAAACCCAACACAAGCTGCGGAACCTTGGAATGTTCAAAGTAAAGGTTTCCATATGGATTCAGGCGCAACTGTTGTAACAATCGCAAATACTTTCCAAACAAGTGGTCAAACCGCTTTTGAGTGTGGTACTGCTGATTTTAGATTTGACCCTGAATCTCAAGAGAATCCTTATTACTTTATTTACTCAAGAAAATACACAGTATGTTTCGCAGGTGGATTTGACGGATGGGATATATATAGAGAATCTAGAACAAATACAGATAATTTCCAATTAGGTTCAAGTGGTTATTTAGCGGGAGCATATCCTTCTTCAAGATATCCAAATGCAACAGGTGAAGGTTTATTCAAAAGAATTGTTGTTGAAAACAATACACAAGACTTTGGAAATACCGACTACTACGCTTACTTACTTGGTATTCTTAGTTTCGCAAATCCTGAATCAACAAATATTAATATATTTGCAACTGCAAGTATAGATTATATTAATAACTCTAACTTATGTGAAGAAGCTATTGATATGATTCAATATTCAAGAGCTGACTCTGTTTATATTGTAACAACTCCTGACTATAATATGTTTACTCCAGATGCTTCAAGTCAATATGATGTTATTTATTCACAGGAAGCAGTTGATAACTTAGACAATACGGGAATTGATTCAAACTATACAGCAACTTACTACCCTTGGATTTTAACAAGAGATACCGTAAATAATACTCAAATTTATTTACCTGCAACAGGTGAAGTTTGTAGAAACTTAGCTTTAACAGATAACATAGCATTCCCTTGGTTCGCATCAGCGGGTTACACAAGAGGTCTTGTTAATTCTATCAAAGCTAGACAAAAATTAACTCAAGAAAATAGAGATACTTTGTATCAAGGTAGAATTAACCCTATTGCTACTTTCTCTGATGTTGGTACTGTGATTTGGGGTAATAAAACATTACAAGTTGCGGATTCAGCATTGAACAGATTAAATGTAAGAAGATTGTTATTACAAGCTCGTAAATTAATATCTGCAGTTGCTGTAAGATTATTGTTTGAACAAAATGACCAAATAGTTAGACAACAATTTTTAGATAGTGTTAACCCAATCTTAGATTCAATTAGAAGAGACAGAGGTTTATACGATTTCCGTGTAACAGTTTCTTCAACACCTGAAGATTTAGATGCAAATAGATTAGTAGGTAAAATATACCTTAAACCAACGAAGGCTTTAGAGTTCATAGATATTGAATTCTTCATTACTCCAACAGGAGCTTCGTTTGAGAATATTTAAAAAAAAAATAATGGGGAGAGAAATCTCCCCATTTATTAGCCAATATGAAAAGAATAGTAGAAGGATTTAAGTCAGAACATACACCAGATATGAAATATTATGCATTTGATTGGGATGATAATATT